TATACGCACCTCATAAATAGATATCTTCTTAATTTTATATTAGCCAGTTGTATTACCACCTGCAGCCCAACCTCTAAAGACTGTAAAGAAAGCCCAGACATCATTGGTTGAAGCTTGATTCAACCAAGGTGTTGTACCTGTATCTGTGTTGATTGTTCTTTCTAGATGGAAAGCTGTGCCAACATTTGCCTGAGCTTTAGCTGATGTAGTAGTTGGAAAGAAGGTAGCGTTTGGTCTTATTGTATCATGAGTAACTGTAACCTTCTGAGCTGTTGTTACTGTCCATTCTGCTGCGTAACCATTTGCACCAGCTTGTGCTGTGTTAGAATATTTTGAAGGAGAATAAGCTGAACCAATATATCCGGCACCCTCACCTGTTGTTACGTTAAAGCCTGTTCTAGACCAGCCATGCCAAGTATGCGTAGATGAAGTTGAACCTGTACTTACGTGATAAGCCATATTCATAAAGCGACCTTGTGTTGCAGTGCCAGCAACAAGAGGATCCATTTCAGTTGCGAAACCATAGTGCAACTGGTGGTAAGTTGGCACAGTTATATTTGCAGGAACACCACCTGAGAAAGAAGGATCTATCTCAACCTCAAGAATATATCTATGTGAGGTCATTAAGGTATCGGCAGTTAATGTTGTTGATAGTGATCTTAAATTAATTGCAAATGCTGCTGAACGAGCAGGTCTACCTGTGTTTAAACCCCAGATAGAATTTGCAGCATTTGTATCAACATTGCCTTTCATCTCTAGTTTGCCAGACTGAATTCTAATCTTTCCAGTTGCACCTAATCCTGCAACCATGTCAAAGAACTTCCAGGTTGCAGTTGTTGCTTTGCCGGTTGTAGGAACTACCGTTGAATCTCCATCAACAGTAAAGCTTCTATCTGCCATCTGTGAGAAATCCCACTGGGCTAGAAGCTCTCCTTTGGTTGTTAGAGTTGATGAAGAAGGAGATGAGCCTGATGATACATATGTTGGGAATGCATTAGCATTCTTTGAATGAGTTGTTGAGTCGCCCCTAAATACATCTGCATTAGAGCTACTTGGTGTAGACATAGCTCCTCCTTACTCTACGGTTACTAATTCAATTCTCTTTACGTTGCAAGTTGATGCAGCTACATTGGTTTTGAAGAATACATATAGAACACCGTCAGCAACACTAGAAGCTGTATGAAAGTATGGAACATCAAGTTTATATGTTACGTTTCCTAAAGTTGCTGTAGTTACACCAAGTGATAGTGTTGCAGTTGTATCACCAATAACTGGGATATCGCCTGCAGCATCTCTTGTTAGTCTTACTGTGATACCTGTTGGTGCTCCTGCAATTGTATCAACATGAATATAAAGAGCTCCTAGTATCGAGCCCTTATAAGCAACTGTAGATCCGCTCCATATATTAAGTGCATGTCTACGTGCTGTTGAATATGAATCGCTACAAGCTATTGTTAAGCTTGAATGTACGTCGCTGTTTACGAATGATCCTACTTTGGCCATGTCTACTCCTTCTTACTCAGACCGCTTGATGCACCCTGAGCTGGCATTAAAATAAATCTAGGAAGATATGCATTGCTTTCATCACCTTCAATGACTATTGGCTCTCTCTTGTCGTCAGTTAAACAAGACGCCTTGTCTTCTTTGCTGTTGTCATTTTTATCTTTGGACTTTGTCTTCTGCATATCTGCCTCATCAATGTAAAATATGTTATCTAGAAATTACAGAGGCGAGTGGTGTCTCTGTTTCCACTCGCCTCCAACCTCCCACTATTTAAGGATTAGTTATCTCTTGGTGTCGTATGTATTTTTCCTGAACTGCTCAGCAATTGCTCTCTTATTAAATTCAATTCTATCCTGGACAGTAACAGCCTCAATTGGAGTCACAACACCTGAAGATGTCATGATCATTATTAGCTCAGCGTTTGAAGATTCACCGCCAAGTCTTATATCTTGAGTGTCGCTTGTTTGCTCACCAGTCAAAAGATTTCCGACAACAGAGTAGTCTTGTAGGTTTCTTAGAGTACCACCGAATAACATCAACTGTTGGAAAGCAAACCAGTTTCTTAGAGAAGCCTCATCACCTTTTCTAATACGCCACTGTCTTCCTTGATAAGAACCTCTACCTGGGATTTCCTGATCTGGAGGTACAGTTTCAATATTAATAAATGATTGGAAGGTTGCCCACTTCTCTGGGTCTTGCTGTAACCACCACATTAATTTTGGATCAAGATAATATCCTAGTTCTTTTGCATCTCTTCTAGGATCAACACCAAAGGCAACACCAATAGTAGTCTGGATAGCAGGAGGTGCTTGCTTTGCATAAGCAAGAGGAACTTCTTTTAATCCAGTTGATATTTTTTCACCAACAGAAATATTTGGGTTTAACAAATATGGAACAACAGACATGTAATCAACAAGCTCTGACATTGCTGACAAAGCTGGAATACCAGGACCATATAGTGCAAAGCGTTGCTTGTTCTCTGGATCATCAATCATATGTATGAATGGTCTTGTTGCTGCATAATCAGCTGTTGCAATATTATTATCTCTATCCATTTCTGCGATAAAGCCATTTGCTAATGCTGTGTTCTTTAATCTTTCTGGATTTGTTAAAAGAGATTTTAGAACTGCGCGATAGCTATTCCTTCTAAATGTCCAGAACCAGAATACTCTTGCAAAGAAATCCTTCTCAATGGTAGTTAAGTTTCCATAATCAAATAAGGATTCTCTAGCCAACTTAAGTGCTTGCTCTTCAGCCATGCCTGTCTTCAGTGCACTTTGAAGAACTGAAACACGCTGCATTGTATCACAGTTATTTGCAAACTCTGAGAAAATATTCATGCTTCTTTTGCCACTTACTAGAGGGAAACCTTCCTTAGCAACCTCTCCAGTTAATGCAGTCTTTGCAAAAGGGAAACCATAAGATTCAATAATCCATTGCTTTAGTGCATTCTCAGACATATTGTTCAAGCCCTTTAGTTCAGAGCTCATTAACTTTTTATGATTGACAGCAGCATATGATGTAAGCTCTTCAATAACCTTAGTGGTTAACTCTGCTGATGCTTGTGATCTAGCAACACCACCATCTGCAACAAGCTTTGCTACGTCATAGTTTGTGTAAACCTTTCCTGATGGAGTGGTAACAACGATTACTTCTGCTGGAGCGCCACCTGCTAATCTTATATCCATTGCTGAAGCAGCAGATATTCTTGCTGATCCTCCTGTAAGATCCATTCCCAATAGTGCTTTCATTGTTTGGTTTGTTGCAAAATCAAAACCTGCCATAGTCTTTAATGAACCAGCGGCATACTTTCCACCAATGGTTGAGTAAATAATTGCAGGCGCTGTTAAATAGTTTGCCATCATATACCTTAAGTTTGGTAAGAATTGGCCGCCTAGAACACCACCCTTTGCATATGCAGACACACGGCCATCAGCAAAGAATGCTTCTTTTGATCCAAATACATCTGTTAAGACACTGCCTAGTCTATTTGCTGTACCCTTATTTTTAACTGCAACATCTCTTAAATTATCAGTAACCTTTAATCCTTCCTCAATTGCTGTTGACAAATCTTGGCTCATTTCTATTCCAGGTGGAAGCTTTCTAACATTGCTATCAATCTTCAATTCTTCCATTGACTTTGTAAATTCGTCAATACCACCACGTCTACGAAGAGCTCCCTTGATAGCAGCAGTATCTTGAGATATTAATGATATAGTTTGAGTCTGCTCTAAAGGACCCTTTGTTAAAACTGCAAGATTGTTTGTTGCTGCATTTCTAATTGAGGTTTTTAAAGTGTCATAAAACAAAGGAGTTGTCTCAGCTCTTAGCTGTGGATATAGAGATCTTACATAGTCCTCTGCACCTGAAGCTAGCCTGTGATAGTTATATGCTTCTGGACTAAAAAATAGTGCATTGATTGTTTTACCAATTATTTCCTTTTGAAGTTTTTTATTTACAATCTTGCTATTTAAGTTTTCTACAACAACGTTCTTCATTTCTCTTAAGTTAGATAACTCTGTGCTTGCTTCTTCAATAGCTATAGTTACGCTAGCATTTGCACTATTACGTTGTGCGAGTAATGCTTGCTTATCAGCTTTAAGTTTCTTTAGGTCTAATCTTAATTGTTTAATATCAGCAGGAACTTTCTCAAGCTTTCCTGTTGTTAGATTGGTCATATCAAATGGTGGATGTTTTGCTGATTTTTTTTCAATAGCTTTAATCTTTTCAGTTATATCTTTGATTTTTGGATCAACACTACTGTTTACTGATTCAGCTTGTTTTTTCAAACCATCTATATATGCTTCTGCTTTTTTAGCATAGTCACCTTTTTGTTGCTTATAATCATCAAGAACAAATTTCACATCATCTCTTATTTGTTTTGTTTGCTCCTCAATATCAAGCATCATATTATTTGATATAGCAGCTTGTCTCTTTCTTATCGCAGCACTATATCTTCCAGAAACCTGTTCAGATGCAGACAATCTTGTTAAGCTATCTTCAACAAGGCCAACATAAACTTCTCTTCCAAGTGCTGGATCCCTAGATACTATTTGCATTATTTGCTTTGCAAAATCAGGATAGTATTCGCTTTCTAGGAATTTAGCAACTTGTAGTTTGTCCTTTTCAAACTGTGCAAGAATTTCTGCCTCAGTCTTGACAGGCTCAAGTGGTCCCATATATGTTACACCTTGAGGAAGATCCTTTGGAGGTGCAACTGGTTTTGGAATTTCTGGCTGCTTTAGATAAGTCAATTCAATATCAGCTTTTAAATCTCCAAGTATTTTTGTATAGAAATCTTTTCCAGCCAAAGGAGTGTTTTCAAGGAAGCCCATATACCTTTCAACATTTCTATCAATCGTAGTTGTAGATGGAAATAGTTCAGGATAAATGTTTGTCCAGTCTTGATAAACCTCAGAGACAATAGCTGACTGTCTACGGGTCATATATTGTGCAGACAAAAGATCTAGATGGCTATCAACAAAGAACATTGGAGCAGTCTCTCCACCATAGTTCCACATCTCAAAGATTCCTCTTTTACCTTGGAACGCCTCATCGGTCTTGAAAGTATCACCAGTTCCTTTCTTTAAGATTCCATATTTATCATCAAGAACCGCTGCCTTATGGAACTCTTCTAGCTGCTGTGAACTAGAGATAAACTGCTTCATTGGACGGCCTTGTAATACAGCATGAACATCTCTTAGTTTAACTAAAGCTTCGCCATTCTTGCCATCCATAGCAAGTTTTATAAACTCCTGTCTAATGTTCTTGACCATTTCATTTTGGTTCAAAACAAATGCAAGCTGCCTCATTTCAAAAGGAGCTATAAGCATACCATCTAGATACTGTGATCTGCCAGTTGTATTTATTGCTTCGATAATACTTTCGTATCCTCCATAAAGCATTGCAGTGTAATCGTCAAACATTTGCTCGACGTTTGCTTGCTTAATATCTAAAGCTTCTTTAGGAAGTACACCACCAGCTTCTCCTGATTCGATTACGATTCTATCTATAATATCTTCTGCATGTCTATTGTAGTTATCAACTACAGTTGTTGCCCATGCATCTTGTGGTGATAAACCTGAAGCTCTGTTGTTTTTTAAAACCATCCTAAAGTCTTCTGGAATTGAACCAAATCTTTGTCCTATCGCATCAACAAACTCTGTTGATAGTTCTGAATAGCTTGCTGCTTTTGAACCTTCTATTGCTTTAGATGTTGCTGCAACCAGAACATTTTCCATTGTTCCACCAGCTACCTCTTTAGGTGTTAATACCTTTGAATAATATTGCTCTTTAACAATTACTTCGCTTGTTGATGGAACTGGAATCTCGCCTTCTTTTCTAACTGGCTTGACTCTCTTTAGCTCTTGATCAACATCAAAGATAGACTTATAACCTGGCAACGTTTGAGCATATGCATCAGTAACCTTTTCGACCAAGTTGTTCCAATCAGAAGCCTGGATAATATATCTTCCGCTGCTATCTTTTATCAAAAGTCTATTTATATCATTCACAATGCTACGATCTATAGCAGCTCCACCTTCTCCTACTTCCTTCTGGAAAACAGGACTTCCAAGAGTTCTATTTAATTCGCTTACCAAATCTCCTTCAACAACTATAGCCTTCTTTCCATCAGCAATTGCTTTAGCTGCTGCATCCTTAGTCTTTCCGATTGCAGATTTATTTAAAAAGTTGATAACCTTTTTTGTTTCTGAATCTGGAAGAAATGATGTTCTAGTTAATCTGCTATAATTTGGAAGCAAAGACATTTTTGCAGGACTTGTCATAGCAGTCTTTGTTAAGTTTTTTACTGCAAGATCCTGAAGATATTGCTTGCTTAAGGCAGCTAGTTGATCTTTATCTAAAACAGCTATCATTGTAGCTGTTGATGGAGTCTTTGATCTTGTTACGATATCGCTTGCTTTTTCAAATAATCCTGGGACTGTCTTAAGAGAGCTTGTATCTCCACCATTCTTTTGAACAAATTCTATCAAATCATTCATAAGTCTATTGGAATCTAGGGCGCCAGATTTTCCAAGGATATCTTTAGATTCTGGAGTTAGTACGTTGTCCATGACAGTACGCCTTACCATCATCTGACTAGTTGATTCTATATCCCTATATAGATCCTTGTTATAGATGTCTCCAATCTTTCCACTTTCTGCTTCAAAAGCTTTGTAATCGCTTCCTCCTACCTTTGTATAGGCTGCCTCTAAAGCTTTGGTTTTATCATTGTAATCTAGCTTATCCCAGTTTTTTAACTCTCCATTGCTTTTAAGTTCATCACCGATCTTTAGGATATCAGACATTGTCTGCTGATTTCTTGCATTTGTGGCGTAGTTAGAAATACCTTTTGACAAAGCATCCTTTCCATATTCATAAGGAATATACTTTCCAACAACAGGTATAACTCTAGCCTCTCCAACGACAGCTTTACCAGCTTGCTTGGCAGCACCTTTTAAAGCGGTTCCAGTAGCTGCTCCAAGGACTTTCTCAACTTGGTAAGCCTCTGCACCAGCCTTACCAGCAGCACGGACTAAACCTGATCCTGGTGCAACTGGGACCATAAAGTCACCAGCAAGACCCATAACACCAGTTACTGCCATGATTGCAGATCTCTTGCCAGCTATTTGATTGTCGGTCTTTGCAGCTTCTTCGGTGTAACCCATGCTATCAGCAATAGATGAACCAATATCAATACCTGCGCCCATTATTCCTGCGCCACCAACGATTCTTTCAGGGATGGTTTCGGCCATTGGCTTATCTGTTACAGCACCTTCAACTGCACCAACTATACCTGAGACTGGAGCAGATAGCATTCTTAGAGCATAAGCTGGTGCTGACTCAACAATCTTTCCACCAACACCAGGCTCTGTCATAACTCTTTTTAATAAGTCACTTGTAACCTGACCTGCAACGTCAGTAATATCTCCGCTTTCCATAGGTGGACTAAATGCAGGAGGAGCTTTTCCTGATGCAATAGCTTCCTGTCTTAGAGCATTATATTCTAAAAGATAATTCTTTCTTTTAACAACATCGCCTTTCAAAAGAGGATTACCTGGAGCCATAAGATCTTTTAGTTTCTTCTCAGTTGCGGCAGCTAGTTCACTTGATCCTGATTTGTTAAAGCTAGTTAAAGCTTCTCTATACTCTCCTTCTAACTGGGAGATGGCGTCCATTGTTGTTAGACGATCCATTTCTGATTGCTGATAAGCTTGCTCAGGTGTTTGTATAGTCTGTGGTTTTAAAGATTCTAAGAATCCAACCTTGCTAGGTTGGGACGCAAAAGGAGCGGTTACTGGAGATGGAGTTCCACCTAAAGTAAAAGGCTGTCCCATTATTCTATTTGCCTTTTCTTGAGCAGCCTTTTCCTTCTCAGGATCAATTAGTCCCTCTGGAGTTGTTGAACGTGAAACAACCATCTGTCGTGACAAATCTTCAAGTCCGATAGTGGAAGGAACATTGGTACTTGGAACTTTAATTATTGGCTTAGGAGAAGTAACATCAGCCTGAATGGTTGGCAGATCTAGCTGCTTAGATGGCTCAACAATTACAGCTCTATCTATCCCTGCTGTTGGATCGCGTGGTAAAGGCTTAACACTTGGCTTAACAATAGGCTTTGCAGCTTCAGTTGATTTTGCTGCACCAATCGCTTTAGAAGCATCTGGGAAATATTTATCTATCTTTTCTTGACCCATTGTCTTCTCTAAAACAGCTGGATCTAATCCTTTAGCTCTTATAAGCTCTTGTTGCTTTGGCGTGATTGGCATGAATATCTTCCTCGCTAATGTTGGCAGTGTTAACGCCTCGCAGAGAATGAAAGGTGGTTCGCCAAAATAGGCATAGGTAGTAGGATATAGAGGGGGATATATAGTAGAGGGAGGGCCCTAGCCCTCCCTCTCCTCCTCCTATGTTCCTATTGATAACGGCGCTGAATGTTTTTGCACTCGGCTGGCGGTTACTTGAGCTTCTTATCCTTCTCGTCTCGATAGTTTAGAGCGAATAAGAGTGATACAGCTTCCTCTTGATCGGCAGGTCTTGGGAACTCTGTTGCGATATAAGAGATTGTGCTCTTGAGATCCTGGTCGCCCTTTGCTTTGTTGGCAGAATAAAGATCTTTTACGGCCTTACCAATAGCTGTTGAACTGGCTTTATCAATCTCGCCTGCATCATACATAGCCTTGGCTCTTTCGGCAGCTCTTACTTTTCTTTCGCTATCTCTTTGAGCATCAGTCATAGGTGCTAACTTAGCTAGTGATCGTTGATCTGACTTCTTATCTGAGCCTAGAGGATTTACTCTTGTCTTTAGCATTTCATCTTCTGTGAAAGCTTCAAAGCCTTTCTTGGTTGCTTTTGCCAAGTTTTCACCAGCTACCTTTCCAACGCCTATTGCTTCATTTAGCAAGCCTGTTTTTTCTTCCAAAGCAGTTGATGTAGTTAATATATCCTGTGGAGATCTTGCCTGAGTGGATGCCTTCATAGCTGCATCTCTTTCCATTTGTGCTCTTGTAACAAGGCTCTTGGCTTTCTCATCTTGCTTCATTAAGATATCAAGCTCTCTAGTTCTCATAGCTTCAAAGGATTCTCCAGCTGGAATATCTAGAGATTGTATAGGTGGTACTTCAGGAACTTCAACCTGTCCACCAACCTCTAGTCTCTTCTGCAATAGAGCGGTAGGTACAAGTCTTCCTCCTGCAATTGAAAGACCTTTTGACTTTAAGCTAGCCTTTGCTGCATCTGAAGATTCTATTGCAAATAGCTGGTCCTGAGTTAAAGCTTTACCTATCTGTGATCTCATCTCTGGTGATACTGTTCTTGCAATAGCATCGTAATCAGTAGCCTGTCTAACTCCAACAGTCATATCTTCTTCAGTTCCTTCTATGCCGACTATGTCGCCTGCCATTCTAGGACCTTGTTTACCTGATGGAAGAATTGGCTCACTTGATGCACCACCATAACCAAAGCCTGATCCATCTGGAACTCTTCCAGCTAAATCATCTAGTCTAGATTTTTCTTGTACAGCAGCTACAATCTTTGCAATGTCCTCACTTTTCATGGATAGAAGAGCTTTAGCAGCTTCGTTAACAGCGAAGTTAGGAGTTTCATTTGGAAAGAATTTTTCAAAATATTCTTTACGCTGAGCAGTGATCATATCAATAGGCTCGGCTGCTGCTGCAACCTGAGCTTCAGTTGCTGCTTTTTTAGCAACCTTCTCTTCTTCTAGACGTTTAATCTGTGCTCCAATATCTTCTGTTATTCCAGAGTAATCAGGAGCCTCAACACCTCTGGTTTTGATACTACCTGTACCTACATCTGGTCCACCTACAGTTGCTCCACCACCTGCTCCTTTGGCTGCTGTCTCAAGTTTCTTCATACCACTAAGGACTAAGTCTTGATCTGCTTTATCAAGCTTTCCAATAACAGCAGCTGCTGCAGCTTCAGTTCTATCTTGACCAAACATTTTATATTCTGGCTTCTGAGATTCCTCTACAACATACTGAGAAACCGTGTAAGCCATACCCATCTGGACTTCATCGGTTGATTTTGGAATTTCAGTTGTGCTAGCAACTTGTCCTTTATAATTGCTAAGACCAGATCTAACATCCGTTGGATTTGAAGTATAAGACTGGCGTGCTTGATTTGCAGTTTGTGCATCAATAGGTCCACCTTTTGCACCACCTGCTGTAACTGCTTTGCTTCCAAAGTAAGCAGCTAAGGCTGCTTGCTTTGCATTAAATCTTGCGTTTGCATTAGCAGTGGTATACTCTGTTCTGGTGGATGTGTTGGTTTGACCAGCATTATATTTTTTTGCTTCAAAAGTTTTATCAACAGTTCTTACAGCTAGCATATCTTGAAGTTTTTGAAGACGATCAATATCCTTATCAAGAGTTTTAGCATAATCCTTGTAAACATCAAGAGCTAACTCAGCTGCTTTTTCTTTCTCAGCTTGCTGTGATAAAACATTATCCAATGCTGTTTGTAACATATCATTTCTATTTGGGAAAAATGATTCATAATAAACTAGGCCTTTTGAATAAGCTTCGCTTGCTTTTTTTCTTGCCATTAGAGTGCGCCTCCTAGTAATTTAGCTAATATAGGATCACCAGATATTTGTTTTAGCAAGTCTTCTGCTTGCTTTGGTGACATGTTAAGCTTGGAAGCTGCGGCATTGATTAGCTCTTTACTGATCTGTCCCTGCTCTTCAATGTCTTCGCTTGGGATTGTTGATAAAGCTTCAATACCACCAGCTACTGCTTTGCCAATTCCAAGTCTTCTATCTTCAATTCTCTTATCTTCAACAGCCTGGCGTCTTGCAAGTTCAGCTTCTAACTGTGCTCTTCTTGCCATGTCTGCCTCAAGCACATTAGCTTCAGCTTGTAAAGTTCCTTCTATCAAAGCTTTGTCAGTTAGTGCTGCTTGCTGTAAAGCTTGGCCACCACGCATATCAAAGGATGCCATCTGCTGACTTCTTCTTTGTGCACCTTCTTGACCAATCTGCCCAAGCTTAAAAGAATATTTATCTTGCAAAGTTCTCTTTTCCTGTTCAGTCAAACCAAGAGAACCAAGCTCCTGCATTCTCTGAAGTTCAGCTATTCTATCCTGATTATATTTGTCAGCTTCTGAAGGCTTGGTTGCTATCATAGAACCAACAGCTTGGCCAACAGCTGGTCCTGCGGCACCTATTAATTTTGTCTGCAAACGAGATATGGCCATTATATATTTCCTCGATAATATTGTGATTGTTAATACTGTGTCTCAGGCAACTTTCTATTGGTGGCAATGGTTGAAGTTTCAACGGTATCATATCCCATTTTATAAAACATCTCAACTGAGAAAACATGGCAATCAACATAGCCCCACTCATTGCGTGGATCACATAAGACTGCTATGTTATGCCAACCCTGAGATAGGTTCTTTGCAAGATATTGCATGCGAATTAACTTACGCTGTCCTGTTGCATCAGCTTGAAAGTTGGAGCGTCCTTGCATAACTGAGAATTGGCCAAAGACAATCGTTGTAGCACCTGCTTCATTGAAGCTAAAGTTGATTGTTTCATCTGGAGCATATGTATCTGAGCCATCTATCGCAAGGATATATCTAGAATCTTGGCCATCTGATCTTGTATTTCCTGCTGTTGGTGTATTTATCCATGGGAATACAGCTCCTCTGCAATCATTGTTCTCATCTTCATATGCAAAGAATGCAACTTCAATCAATACATTGGCTATAGTCTCACAGTAAATCTGCTTTCCAAGCTGAGGAACTGCAACCCATTTGATGGTCTCCATTGGCTTCTGTCTTTTAACAGTGCTTGTATGATATATTCTAGACTGGCGTGGCACTTCTTTTTGTGCAAAAAAATTGCTATACTGATCTCCAGTCATAAAGATATTATCAAGAGTAACCTGGAATGCTTCTCCTTCTTGCAAATCGGAGTCTCCAAATACGCTATCTTGGAGGTCTGCTTCAACAATATCTACGTTGATATATTTACGGGCTGCTTCTTCATTCTGAGCAACCTGAGTTCCCTGGAGAACCTGAGAAGTAGTAAAGGTATTTGGTGGTGTAAATGGCATTTCTTCTCCTAGAACTTAGCCCATACATAGTGTAAGTAAAGATTCTTTAGATCAACTCGATAGTGCGTAGCATCATCAAAATATATCTTGACTTTGATTGCAGTTACGGTTGTAGCAATAGAAGGCAAGTAACAGTATGACATTGGCAGTCTTTCATAAAATAAGGTTTTATTATCTGAAGATCCTGTATTACCATCGCCTGCTACAATTGTGTTATAACCAAAAGGATAACCTATCTGAACATCAACACCTCCAATCGTTAGGAACCAGCATAGATAGAATGCTGACTCAGATCTTATTAGTGGTGATGCAAGAGTGTTTACGGAGGTGGTAGTGACCAAAGGATTTGACCCAAGTCTTAGACAATCATTTGGCTGCAATGCTAAGTTTACAGAGAATGTTGCAATGGTTGTAAAGACTTCAGTTTGAGCTGGATTAAAACCATAGACTGTCTCATCACTATCAAAGTCAGAGTCGCTGACATTTGGTCCTACTGACTGCTTAAAATGGTTTCGATTGAATGCTTCAGATCTTGTATTTGAAGGATCAATCTTTCCGGAAGTACCATCTGAAGCATCCTTCAAAGCAGTAAAAGGCTGGTTTAAATTTGTTGCCGTAATTACTGCTCTTGCATCTTGATAATTAAAACTTGCGTTTGACATTAATCCCTCTTATCTATATTGGTTACGCGCCCATAACAGGCAGTTATAAACTCTTAAGTTTGCATCTTCAATAAGTTTTATATTAGCTGGAGATGTTCCTGCACCATCAAATGTTGCTGACCATCTAACATCTATTGTTACTGAATCTTGAGAAGCGATTGGAGCTGCGAATGGAAGATTTACAGTCCTTCTTCTTCCAGCTGGTTGTTCGCCAGTTGTTGATACCATCACATCATTTACGAATACGTAAAACTGCCATCTCCAACCAGCACCAAAGTTACCTGTAAAACCTGCTGCTTCTTGTGAAACAAAGAAATATTCAACATCTATCTGTGCTGCTCCTCTTAAGAAGCCCTCAGATGTTGGAATTCTTAGGAAAGATCCTCTTGTTATATTGGCTGACAGTGACAAAATACCAGATGCCCAGCTATTATTCTGTGATGAGAATGTTGCAAGCGGAGGACCTAATACATCGGCTGCTGGATATCTTGCCCAGGTAAAAGTATTAAGAGTGCTTTCTACCTGAAAGTAAGATTGCGTTGCCATTATAACACCAACGCCATCTTGAGCTGATCCATCTGGTCTGCTATCAACAGCTATCCTAGAATTTGCAACCATATTTGAATCATCTATAGTTTCATATGGCAACTGCTGAGCATCTAGCTTTCCATTAAATTCTGCTAGAAAACCAGATGCATCTTGATTAAAAGCTTTAGCTGTTGCATAATCTCTATTTTGGTGAACGCCTACGGAATATGTTTTACTCATGGTGTCTTCCTTTCTCCAGCCTTTAGATTGATGGTCTTGTTATCAGATCCAACGTAAGAAACGTGATAAGCAACTACCTGGAACATAGCTGTGCTTTTCAATGTGAATCTATACCATGAGACCAAAGATGTATTTACATCCCATCTTAATCTTGTTACTCTATTCTCACCCCACCTTGATGTTCCAACTATAGCCACTGATTTATCAAATGTTCCAACAGCAGGACCGTATGTTGCATCTTCTGAAAGAGTTCCATATTGCTCAGCAACAACGGTTGGTTTAGATCCAGAAGAAGTATCCTCATCTCTATAATCGACTGCTGAAGTTAGTTCGATTTCATTATGACCCTGTGAAAGTATTTCAACTTCAACAGATATGATGCGCTTCTTAATACTATCATCACCAAAATCAAGCCATGCTCCAGACCAGATAGAAGGTACAGTTGCTCTTGCAAAGCTAGAGGTTATAGTTTTAATTCCTTGCCCAGATACTGTGTAGGTAAGCGCTCCACCTGCTGATCTCTTTGCAGACCACACCTGTATACCAGAAGGAAAAAGCGTATAAACACCATTAACTGGGCCAGTCTGAGTTACTCTTGGAGCTGTTATGAACCATCCCTGTGGAAGAACTGAGATATCATTTATATTGAAAGCTACATTTGTTGTGCCATTACTGTCAACAACATCATTTCTAAATGACCAAGAATTTGTTAAGGTATGATAGACAAGCCCTCTAGTATTTTTTGTTTGTCCATCAACAGGATAAATGCACCACCATTCTTTCTCCTTGGTTGAATAGCTAGCCTTTGCAGTTGCTAGAGAACCTATTGAGATTCTATTTATTTCCGACTGAACCACATCTGATATACGACGCACTTCAACCTGTGATCCACCTAGAGTTCCACCTTGGAAAGTGTAAACTCCATCGTAAGATAAGAATAAAATTCCTGATCCTTGGATATTTGTTATCGCATTGGTTGCAGTTGTTCCAATGTTTGCATTTAAAGTTGTGCAAATATATCCAGATCCTGCTTGTCTTACAATTTCAATGCTTCCTTCTCTAAAGATAAGTAAGTTATCATAGTAAGGAACTAAAGCTGTTATAGCTCCGCCTTTTCTATTTCCAACGTCAAAATAGTTAAAAGCATTAAACTGTTCTGGCAAACCTTGATCTGAGTATATGATTGTTGTTTCAGTTCCTTTACCACCAGCTAGCCACATCCTGCCATCCCATGATGCACCATATTTCATTCTTGATGAAATAACGACTGATGCAAAATCATCTGGAGCTGGTACGGATAGCAAGTCATCTGGAAGAATGTCAATGTAATTTCGTGAAACATTCTCGTCTATTTGAGAAACTAAATAGTAGGTTTCTCCTGCACTTCCACCACCTCTTAGATCATCTAGTGATTTGGTTCTATAAATTCTGCGAGCAACAGTTCCTGGTGGACCTACTGGTACATGCTGAAACCAAACTGAATAGGTTAGATCATCGTTTGATTCGTTAGTCCAGTTAACCTGAGTTGGCTCAGATAAGGGTGATTCAGATCCAGTATCTGTGATAAAGGATACTTTGTACCTATAATAGTTTACGCTATTCTGAGTCTTTGAACCAAGACCTGTGCCACTGCCAACACCAAAGTTTATACCACCAATTGTGTTATTCTCAGGATAAGGAAAGGTTGATGTTGGAGGAGTAGCAGCTAAATTACATACTCCTTCAAAGTATTTACTATCAGTAGCTAAGACTTCTGGAGAAGGTGTTGGTGAGGTAAATCCAAAGTTCTCTGTTCTATCACGACCCCAGTATTTTAACATTGGATCTTGGCCATTTAAGATTAAACAAAATCTTCCAAAAGGAACGAACTGCTCTCCTGGGTCATCACTTTTTGCTGATGATCTTCCAAAGGCAACAGTGTGATGAGGCTTCCAGGCAATAGAAGCTAGACCACTATTGTTAGCAACCTCACTGAATAACTCGCCTCCCTGCTTGGTTATTACATAGCATTCAGCTCCTCTATGTCTTTCCCAAACAAAGAGTCTTTCATAGTCCGCAGTTGAACCAAGCACGCTTGAATGCAGGTTCTTAGGAATCATTGGCTCAAAGCCTCTATCGTTTATGAAACCGAATCCTTCAGAATCCTGTCTCATGTTTACGATATCAGATGCGCTATTATCAGGGGCTTCATAACGCTGATCAACACCACCCGCTCTTATTTGTTTTGTTGTGTTAGTCTGCATTATATGCTCTTATTCCTTAGTGACTGTTGGTCAAATATTGGTCCTGCAATCATACGCCCAAATTGTCCTTTTACGACATCAATATCTACATGGTCGATATATCTGCGTTCACACAGCTTTATTGCGTCTTTGATTTTTCTAGCATAAATACTAGCTAATGTTAAGTTACCAGACTTGTTATAGATATCTTCCAAAGCTCCATAAACTATAAGCTGGTGCATGTCAAAAGGTAACTGTGGAGTATCAGTCTTTGCAATCAAAGGTTCTGGTTTAAAGTAATAACGTAGCTCTAATCTTCTAAAGAAGTCTCTTAATCTTAATGGCTGAGTTGCACCTGTTGCTACCTCAAAGTACTGGAAGTCAAATGCATCTATTCTTGGATAAGGTCTTATCCTTGTGTGTACGCCATCATATTCTTTATAGACTGGTGAGCCTGCATCAAATGAAGTTATATTTGTTATATTAACTGTTGCGTCTATATCATCTGCAACAATTGGTGTGTCTTGAGATGGAACATTAAGACCACCAGACAATGTTCCTACGGTTACCTGTCTCCACTTAGGTTTGCCTAATCTTGTTCCAGTGGCAGGATCAAAGTTCTGGTTGTACCATAGAACTTTTGATAAACCCTCTAAGAATCTTTTTGTTCCTGGGCCTGCGTTATATGCAGTGTTCTTTGAAACTACAGGCTTATCATCCCATGTTAGAAAGCTAACTTGCATAGAATATGTGCTACCACTGCTGGCTCCTGCTCCAATAAAACTTTCTGACAATGGCCCAGTTTGTTTTGTTGGATCAACGAAAGACCAGCAAAGTTCTATGTAATAGGCTCCTGGAATAGATCCGTTGGCAGGTACATTTTGAGCATTAAAAACAACACCAATCTTTTCAGCAGCAGGAACTTGATGAGGAGGAACTGGAACATATGCTTCTGCATAAGTCTGAGTATAGTCTTCTCTTAAGCCCATTGACTCTTCCATTCTTGGCAGCATTGCAACAGTCTTGCCATATGGAGGAAGAATATATCCTTGTCCACCTGAGCCAACAGGAACATCTCTATGCTGCAAGTTTAATATCTCAATGCAATCCTGTGGCAGAGTATAGAAGCGAGCTTTAGCTCTCCAGTTACTTAGCACCTTACTGGCTACACCGTCAAGTATTCTTATAGGCTCTGATGTTGTCAAAGTAGTGGTAGATAGAACCTGGAGAATAGTGTATTCTCTTCCATCTAGCTCTATAATATTGCCCTCATATACATCTTTCTTGTGCATAAGAGTGTTAACAGCAGCCGAGAATGTAACCAATCTCTGGCCATCTGTTATAGTTGCAGTGATTGTTGTACCACCATTAGTCTCACGATCAGAAGTGATATCTGGATACGCCTCAAGCCAGCTTAGCTTTTGAGCAAAGTTCCAACGCTTTAGGGTCCATAAGTTATAATAAGATATATTTATAATATCGTCAAGCTGGTTGCTATACGCCTGCAACTCTGGAGAGTAGTCGGTGATATTCTTTATGTTCTCTCGAATCTGCTGCAAATCCATGTTTAAGCCTCGTCATCTATGGAGCCCGTGTTAATCATAAGCTAGTTGACGAAATCTATACTAGAGAGGGAGGGATGGCTAGGCGCCATCCCTGTATATATCCCCCTCTACTATTCCCTATTGGTGGTTCTTTTCGTGAACCCCCTATTCATTTTCAGCGAGTGCAAAAATAATTTCAAAAAAAAGCTGTGGTCGGTTGCAAATCTATGACTATTTTCTAGTATAGAGTGGCCACGATGGCTGCAACGAAAAAGGAGAAAAAATATGTTCACATCAATACCAGGTTACGAGGGCAAGTACAGCATCAGTGAGAGCGGCGAAGTTATGAATGATAAGACTGGTAAGCTTTTAAAGCTGGTGCATGCAGGTTCAATGCGCAGATATCTTTTCTGCTCCATTTATGATAATGGTAAACAGACTACTTGTGGTCTACACCGTTTGCTAGCAATGACATTTTTAAAAGATTGGGATCCCAATCTCCATGTTGACCATATCAATGGAGATACATACGACAATAGACTTTCTAATCTTCGAATGGTCACTAGAGCAGAAAATCTTCAAAACCAAAAGAGAGCTAAGGGATGTTTCTTTGATAAGAAGAAAGGAAAGTGGCAAGCACGAATTTCAGCCAATAAGAAGACAATTTCTTTAGGCTATCATGACACCGAAGAGGAAGCAAAACAAGCTTATCTTAATGCTAAAAAGATTTACCATCCTTCTGCACCAGCAAGATAAAATATTTTCCCAGCGATTTTCTACTAATATCAAACTAATAAATGGAGATGACATGATCACAGAATTCACAAACAAAGAGAAGCTAGCCCTGCTTGAATTGAAAGCCCAAGTTGATAATAACCAAAGAGCACATATGTATGACAACAATGCGTTCTATGTATCAGCCACTGAGTTAAACAGAAAGTTTGGCGATAACTATAAGCGTAAACTTTCCAATATTTTGGACGTTGTATCTGATAATTATTCTTTCAACGTCAAGAAAGCATACACCATGGGCTACACATTTAAGAAGGAAGCTGTAAGAGAGATGGCCTGCTGGACTGTCGAGCCAACTCAGAAGCCAAAGTCTGGTGAACAAGGAAAGGATTTCTTCAGAGAGGTTGTTAACATTGCAAAGCTAGAGCACCTAGTTTCAAAAGGACCATCCCTATTTGCAAAACCTGAGCACTATATGGCAGCCAAGATGTATGCAATGTCTTATAACAAAGAAGACGGATGCAACTGGGTGACATATGAAAGAACTGCTGGAAAGGATGGCAGAAGATTTGCAACAAGTCCTTCCCTACAAAGTCTTCCAAAAGTATTGAGAGCTGAGATTGTATTCGACCAAGCTGAGATAGACATGTCTAACTGCCATCCAATTATTATGGATGGTCTTGCAAGAAAGTACGGACTAGATCTTACAAAGCTAAGCCTCCTTGCTGGAAATAGACCTTTATTTATTGATGAGATAAAAGAGAACTTTGCTTGTGATAATGATCCTGCCAAGAAGTTGCTTCTTCAGACATGCTATCTAGCTCCATTCAAATATAAACAAGAAGGTAATAACGCTTTTACTACCTGGATTAAAGAGAACTCTAGCTTTGAATCACCAGCTTGGAGAGACGGTGATGGCTATACACCAAAAATAACACAAAATCTAGAAGGTTTACACAAGGATCTTTCTGTTCTAGCATTAGAATTAAAGTCTAAAGATGAGTCAAAGTCTTTTGCACACATTGAATATGGTTCTAGAAGATTAGCCCTAACAATTCAAGCAATCGAAGACGAATGCCTCCAGCTTCTAGAGCGTAAGTGTAGAGCATTTGGCCTAGAGATTCAAGCTTTAAGCTTTGATGGATTCTTAATAACCGACTGGAGATCTTTTACTGATGATATCAAGAAGTATTTGGAAGATTCTCTAGAGGTGTTCTTAAAAGCAAGATATGATATAGATGCAAGAATCCCGCTAGCAATGAAGAGATACTGATAAAACAAAAAGGCCCTGGAATTCCAGGGCCTTCTCTCTATCAGTTAGAGATTAGAACTGCTTATATACCCAAACTTCGCCTACGTTACCAGCTGAAGCTGCTGCTAGTGATACACCGCATGCGTTTGCAGTATCTGCTGCTGCTAGTGCAACAGCTCTTCCTGCTAAGGTAGCGTCGACTACTAGAGCGACACCTGCTGCTGCAACTGCGGCAGCTACGTTTGCAATGTCACAGTAACCTGATACAACAACTTCGACTCTCTCGCCTGCTGCGGTTGCTGCGTTAAGTGCAACACCTACAACAAGTGGATTGCCAAGAGCAAAAGCTGTTGAAGCTTGAATTACGGTTAGGACTTTTACAGCGCCAGTTGCTGAAGTATCGAAAGCAACCCAGTCACCCTTTGTTATGGCAGCGCCAGCAAGGAAGGTTTCTTTCTGAGTTCTGTTTGAAACATCTGGAGTTGTTACAACAGTGTATCCACCTGGAACTGTAGTTGAAGTTGTTAGAGCTGATTGATCTAGTCTCTGAATTAATGTTGAAGTAGCCATAGTATTATTTCCTTATAAAATGTGTTAAGATTAGATACCGCTCATGATACCAGAACCACGTAGATGGTCTGCAATAAGCTGGCCCTTAAAGTATAGCTGTGCGCTTCTTGCTGTGGTTCCAGAGATATGCTCGAAAGGTGATACTGCGAAGTCGCCATCGCTATGCATTACCATCTTGATACCTTCGAAGTTTAGAAGAATTGCTGAGAATCTGGTTGCTGCACCTGCGTTAGCTGGCATCTCGTTATCCTGCTCACAGACTGCGCCAGCAAATGCTAACTGAAGTCTGCCTGCATCAAGAGCCTTGGAGTCAATGAATCTCTCATTGGTGAATAGAGCTGACTTGTAAGCAGAGAAGGTAGCTGGATTCATGATTATTGCGCTGACGTTTCCGAATGGAGAGAACTGGTTACAGTCCTGGTAGATTTCGGTTAGGTCGGCAACGATTGTTGCAGTTGAACCTTGCTTGAATGAGTTATACCAACCTGGGACGTTTAGAGTTGACTTGGTTAGACCACCAACAATGTTAGTCTGAGTTGCGGCAGCAGCAGCACCAGCCTCTAGGAAGCCTGTGGTTTTTGCCTCACCGTTTAGGGTATTTAGCGCAGCTAGAGATACTGAGCTACCAGCAAGGATCTGCTTGTTTAGCTCACGTCTTAACATTGCCATAACGTTCTTCATTCTGGCTTCGACAATCTTTACGATTGCCTTTTCACCGTTATTCTCCATTTCCTCGCGTTTGGTAACCACTATAGGACTTACGAAGTCTGCCCATTCGTATATAGCTGGCTTTAGAACGTCACTAACTGCTAGTGATACTGGCTCATAACCAGTTGCTAGTGCAGTGATGCTTGAGTGGTCTACGACGGTGAGTGGTCTTTGAATTTTGATACCACCGTCTTCGTATTCAATTCCGCCGTTTGATTTACAAAGGTCTAGGAATGCTGTCTTTCTAAATAGCTGATCAACTTCTCCATCTCTGATTGAGTAGAGTGTTGAGCTTAGCAAGTCGTTTGATATTGCCATGATTAAATTCTCCTGATATAAATTGGTTAAATGATAAACTAAAGTTTGATTGCTCTCTTAGTGAGGTGTTCTTTCGAGGTTCAGCCAAGAGTTGTTTCTGCTTAGCTATCGGTAACCAGGAGGTTCAGCATAGCGGGCGAGATAGGCCCTTCATATGTGGAGATTTTGTTAATCAGAAAAATCTATGGCGCCTCAAAAATAGCTGGTTAAAATATTGGCGATCCAAGGAATTCTTAAAATTCTTGATCGTCACACAAAAAACGGATTTGCAAATGTTTGTTACATGGAAAGTTTCTGACATAATCGAAGTAATCAAAGATATCATATACGTCTTGTGTATCCTTTTAGGTACAGTTTTTCTACTGCCTTCTTATCTTGCAATTCTCTTTTTCATAGCTTGGGCATATGACAACTGGGAAGATATTACAGATGTAAAACCTCTAGGATATGTAGAACCTCTAACATATGTAGAACAAAAGGAAATGGGACAGCTTCATCACAGCAAATTCTATCAAGAACGATGTTATTCCTACCGCAATGAAAGATATTATAATTGTGATACTCACACCTATATAGAAGAACAATAACGAACAAAGGGCTCTAGCATATTTTGCTAAGAGCCCTTTTCTTTTTTCTGCGATATTGATTAGGTTTAACCTGTCGGAACCTTTGTTTAAGAAGAATAAAACCTTCACTTTCGAGTAGTGGTGGACCGAGAGAGGATCGAACTCTCAAGTGCGCCGTGCAAGGGCGCCAGTTTCCCGATTAGCTTATCAGCCCAAACAGAATAACCTTGCTATTTAAAATGAGCACATTATTAAAATACGAAAATGGAGCGCAAGGTTATTAAGTATATCTATTATACTCTTCTTTTATAAGCTGTCAACTACTTTCTGTTGGTGCCTGTTGATGACATAGACTTGTGATATTGATACGCATCCCAAGCAGACTTAAACTGAGGAGCCGAAAGCTGAGTAGAATCTACATTCTTCCCACCAGCTATCTTTGCAATACCCTGTCTAGCTGTTTCTCTTTCAGATACTTTAGCTTGGGCTGCTTGCTTAGATGTTTCAATTGATCTTTTGCCTTTGACTAGATAGTAAGCGTCTTCTAGTTTAAGATCAGATCTTTCTATCAAAAGGGCAGCTATATCAACACGCAAGTCTTGCATATCTGGATGCTCTGATTTAAATCTTTCTAGTTCTAATGCTCTACGCTCTTGTGCTACCTCCTGCTGAAGTGGCTTCATCAGATCTGACATCATCTTTGCAGCTTCTTTCTTGATGGAAGCTTTCCTTCCTTCCTCATCCCAGATGTCATGCTCAGTGCTATCATCTGCAAGGCTCTTTATATTCTTGGCCCACTCGCTATCAGTCATAAGCTTCTGCTGTCTTAGCATCTCAGTCTTTTGATTTTCAAGATCAGCTTTCATGGTAGCAAGCTCTTGTGTCTTACGTGTATAACTTGCTCTTAGATTCTGAATTACTTTTCTGCCGTCTTCTGGGATATGCTTTAACACCTCATGATAAGGTTTGCCTATCCTATGCTCAGCAGTTGGATCTTTCATTACCTCATCGTTATCAAAATTAGCAGCGATTAGTGCGTCTATATCAAATGCATCACTAGGTGCTGCTTCTACTTCTGGACTAACTACCTCGGTGTTGTCTGTTGATTCGACAGTCTCGGTTGATTGTAACATATGTTCTCCTTATTTAGTCTCTTCTTGATTTGTCACCAGCACACTTCCATCTTTTTCTTGAGAGATTATTTGGAGTGTTAGGATCATTCTGTTCTGACTTAGGCAGTCTCTTTTTTATGCCTTCGCTTCTTGCGCAGTAGCTATCACCTTTGGGAGTTCCTGGTGACACTGTTGCTCCTTTCTGCCCATACTTAACAACTTTCTTTCTGCCAGTCTTTGGGTTTTTAACTACTTTCTTTCTAGCTTTCTCAGCCATTACTTTGCCTTTGGCTTTTTAGGAGCAAAGCCACCTTTCTTTTTCTTCATCTTATCGTAGGTCTTTGGATCAATGGTAGACTTAGATTTGCTTCTAGAAGTTCCAGCTTTCTTTCTTTTATTCATATTCTCATAGAGGCTCATGACATTCTGCCCATAAACATCTGGTCCATCTCGGTCTCAGACATACCTTCTTTAACTGGAGCTTCTTCCTCCATCATAGGCTCTTCATCTGGTGCTTCTTGCAAGAACTTCTTAAAGTCTTTGCTCTTTGCTAACATTGAAAGCTTGCCAGTTAGGGCAGCAAGATCTCTGTCTCTGCTAACGCCGTCTAAAGAGATAGCCATATCAGGAGTTAAGATTTCTTTTGCTGTCGCATCTTCAACAGCTTTAGATACCATTAAAAGTTCTCTGGTAAATTTTGCTGGGAATACAGTCTCGTCTTTGCTGAACATAGGATAAGTTGGAATACCAAACATGCTAGTGACTGCATTGTGTGCTTTAACTAAAGAGTTTAATGCACCCTTTGAAAACATGCCCTTTGGACTTGCTTCCATGCCAACACTTTCTTCCATCTTTTCTACCTCGCCAATCTTCTTTGAAACTTCGCCCTTCATATCTTCAACTGGTGACATATTTAGAGCTGCTATATCTTGCATTGCCATGTTATCTCCTACTTAATAACTTGTTTTCTTCTCACCAGACACACACTCGTGCGCTGGAAATGTTTCTGTCATAGCTTTGATCTTATCTCCGCCAAAAGCTTTTAGGTTCTGATGATAGGTAGCGTTTACCTTATCTTGTTCTAGAACTGCTTCTCTACGCTTTGCGTTGAAGTCATCTATAAAGTGACTGCCTAAATCAGACTCAGGTACAAAGCCTCTGTCACGCATTATAGCTTCCTCTTCTTTACGAGAAGCTACTGGTCTACCTAATGCTGTTGACTGGATAGATGAGCCTGACAGACCAGCTCTCCAATCAGCACCCCAACTAGATGGAGTAAAAGCTGGGACAGATAATATTTTAGTCATAACAATATGGCAGCTATCGCAAATAACTTCTTGGTCACGGTTCTCCATTTTTAGGATAAGCTCTTTGTGACCACCACATCTTGCACACCAACGCTCATAGATTGGCATTAGTATTCCTCCTCTTCACACATAGACTTGTATTTATCAGCTCTTGTTGCAGGCTTAGCAACTTCCTCAGATGGTTCATCCATTTCAGGATACATCTGGTCTAGCTCTTCCATAGCCTTGCTCTTCTCATCTTTAATTATAATCTTTATCATAGTCCTATCTCCTCACCTGCTGCTACCTGTGGAGGTTGTGTTATCTCAGGCTCCTTCAAGAAAGTCTCAGGTAAACTAAATGACCTGATTATCTCTTCCTTGATTGCCTTTGGATCTACATTAAGCTGAGCTAATATTGGAAGTAGCTCAACAAGTTGTCTCTTCTTTATCTCTTTACTTAGAGGTGTTGATGCCTGGTCAAGTGCAAAGAACTTTAGTTTATAATCTAGCTTATCTGCTGTAACAAATACAGCTTTCTTATCAACCATAATAACTGGGCGCTCCTTATCTTCTAGCTGATATACCAACATTCTAATAAATATATTAGCTAACATTTCAATTGATTCATCACGCTCTCTAGCCATACGTCCAATCTCTGAGGCTGTATACTGGGCTAGTGCTGTTACCTCTGTTGCTGTTGCTTTGGTTGCTTCACCTCTTACGTTGGCAGATATGATAGAACCTCTCTGAATATCGGATTCAACCATGGCTAGGTATCTGTCAAAGTTTGCTGATAAAGGCTCAACAGGTATTGATCTAATCAATCCATCAAGAGAGTCTGCATCAACTGGAATCATTGCTCCATCTTGACCCGCAGAAATCTTTGCTAAACTTTCCTCATCAATGACACCTTCTTTGTATAAGAACTGACGGCTATCTCTACGTATTGCATTGGCCCAGAATGTTCTGATGATATTCTTCTCAAATAGCTGATCATATACACGACCTAGAGTTGAGTAACCATCCATTGGTTTATCTGGAGTACGACTGTAATAGAGTGGTGCAATTGGAACTAGAGGTGAGCCATCATAATTACGCAAAGGAATCTTTATGTCTTCTAGTAATCCACCACCTACTTTATAGTTTGGTGAGAAGATATATAACTTATCCATGGTGAGATCATAGAACTCAACAACCTCGATATACTTATATTCGTTTGGCAGACTAGAGAACTTGCCACTACCTACTCTATCTTCATTCTGAAAGTAATCTGGTTTAGAAACTGGATTCCATTTCTTAGATCCATATAAACTGGTGGCATCATTAAGTGGTAGGTAATAGTGATGAGCTACAAATCTCTGCTCTTCCCATAGGTCTGCATCTCTATCTAGAATAACATTCCAAGGCTCCAGTGCCCTTATAGCCACGCGATTCAATGGGTCGGTACTTTCCCTTGGTGAGATCTTGAAGAAGGCCATAGGGTATATTAAAGCCAATCTAGAGCCATTCTCTAGAGCCTTCCTGTTATCAGCCATCCAGCCATTGACACATGCCTTTGCTATCTCAACATCAGCTTGGCTAGCTTGCATAGAGTCAGCTTCAATTGATGGAGACTTTTCAAATAAGGATGCGATGTAAGATTCAATAAAGGTATATCCATCTGAAGTCTCAACACGTAGGGATGACTCATCTGGAATTAAATCTTCAAAGAATCTGGTCATATAGGCTCTACGTAATCTCTTCATATCTCCAAGTCTATTCGTCCATAGGTCCTTATGCTCACCTAGCACTTGACGAATTAACTTGATAGTTTCTGCTTCTGATCTTGCCATTGAATATATTCCTCGATAATGTTGGTGATGTTAACGCTGCTCGCTGAAAATAAGGGGGTGCCTCAAATAATGCAGTTAGCAAGACAGGTATAGAGGGGGATATGAGGTAGAGGAGGGCGCCTTAGCCCTCCTCTCTAGTATCTCCTAGTACTCTGATAGCTTAGCTTCTTTTGCGCTTTAGATAGTTTGACCTGCGCCACCCAGTCAGGCAGCTGGCTCTTTGTTGGAAGACTTACTTGCTTAATACATTGGAGCGCAAGAGCTAGAGCTATGACACTATCACCGTGTGTTGTATGGTGTTGTGGATAATCTATATTCCCTTTGTCGTTAATAAAGAATGCTCTTAATTCTTGCGAGATAATCATTGGCAGGTCACGAATACAACCTGTCCTTACTGCCTCACGCAATGCCTCAAACATTA